GTACGTCACGCCGCAGCAGCCGCAGCCGCCGCGTGGTAGCGCGCTGTTCAGCGACGCCGAAATCCGTGCTCGCCGTTTGCAGTTCATCGAACTAGTTGTGCGGGAGGTTGTTAAGTCGATCACCGGGTTCTTCGTTCCCGGCGCCGGTTCGGCGACCGACCAGCTCCGGCAATGGGCAGAGAACCTACAGGATCAGATAGGTGATTGGCCGGGCATCGGTGATCTGGTCGAGGTTCTGACGGGCAAAGAGGACGGCGACCTGAACGACCTTGGCACGTATGTGAACAATATGCGGTCGTTCTTGGCGAACATCGATTTCAACGATCCATCGTTCAACCCGCTCGACGCTGCACGGCAGTTCATCACACTGATGGTGCGCCCGTTCCTAAACCTGCTGTTCAGTTGGGTTCGACCACAATGGCTTCCGCAGGTGAGCTTGTACAGCATCGGCGACAATCAGCCGAATCTGTTGGCAGAACCTGACTTTGACGCGCCGGAGACTGTCGATGGTGGCGGGTTCTACTGGGACGGCGAGGACGGCAAGGATGGCGTCGGCTGCGCGGCAATAGCGTGTGACGGTGAAGACCACGTGTTGGTGTCGAACTTCATCCCGGTGAGCGAGGGGCAGAAAATTCTGTTGGGCGCCTACGTTTCTCATGCCGGGGTCGAGGGTGAGGATGTTGCGCGGGTCGAGGTCAACACATACCTCGAAGACGGCTCGCCGGTGTCGACACAGCTGGTGGCCAAGCTCGACGCGTCCGGCAATTCGACGGACTGGTCGAAGAAGCTCGAAGGTGAATTCACCGTTCCCGCAGGCGTTTACATGATCGCTCAGCAGCTTCACGTAACGTCGAGCGCGACGAGCGGTGTCATCAAGTTCGACAAGTGCTGGGTGCGCAAGGCGCAGCAAATTCAGAAGACGTGGATCGAAGGTCTTGTCTCCCAGCTTGATTCGTTCTGGCAGTCGATTCAGCAGATACCCGACAACATCTACAACGCGTTCCACAACCTAGGTGAATGGCTCGAAGAGAACACGCCTATCGGGTGGATCAAGGACGTGATTCTCGGGCTGCTGAACATCGGCACCGGCGCGCAGTCCGGTCTGGCGATGCTGGAAGCGCGGGTCCGCGCGCTCGAAAGCGCTGCTAACACAATCACTCTCACGTTCAACGGTCCGAGTTCGAACAGCCCCGGACCGAACTTCGATGTGACAAGCTTTGGTGGCGGCGCTGGCAATATGGGCCAGAACGGGAACGGCGCATTGGTGTGGAAGCCATCAGGCGCAGGAAACAGAACGCAATTGGCGCGCTACACAGGCGGCTCGCTGACCACCGACAACTGCATTCTGGAATGGGTGTTGGCGAGCACGCCGCAGTCGTACCTGTTTGACGACGCGTTCACCTACATCCTCGCGAGGATGAACGGGTTCACCGACTATGTTCGTGTCCGATCAGGTTGGGACACAATACGGATTCAGGCGGTTGTGGGTGGCTCGGTGATCAATATCGGACCGACGTGGAATGGATATCCGAAGGCAGGCGACCACTTTCAGTGGCACATCGGCGACAGCGGCGATGTTCGGTCACATCGATTGTTGCGCAACGGGATTGAGATACTGAATTTCACCGAGACAACATCGCAGTACGGGGCGGGCCACAGGCATATCGGCGTCGGCATGGAGACAGGGAACAGGCTGGTGTTCTTCCAGAACATACCGGCTGGTCTGGCTGTGGTGACAGCAGTGGAGGTTCTGTAATGGCAGGCACGATCTTCGGCGGTGGGCCGGTCGAAATCGATTCTCCCGAAACGATGTTCGCGATTCTGCGGGAGCTGGTAGGCGACGACGCCGCGCATTGGCGCGGAATGGTCGACGTGTGGCAGATGGACGGTGCGCCGATGTGGCGGCTGGAAGTCAACAGCGACAAGGGTTCTGACGGCGAAGGCAATCGGGTGACCGCGTTCATCGGCGACTATCTGGTGATGGCATACGGCCGTCTGCTTAAATTGTCGCCAGACGAGGTGTGACAGAGATATGCCGTGGACCCCGAATCCCGAACTGGCGCAACAGCAGCCGATTCGGGGCTGGTTCGATGCGCCGGAGATACCCGAGCAGCACCATGACACCGGGTGGTTCGGCATCAAGAAAGTTGCTGTGCCAGAGGCGATGTCGGCGTCCGCCCAGATGTACCCACCGACGATCACGTCGGGCGCGACGGTCAAGGTGCCGGGCAGGCCACAGCTCAAGCTGCCGTTCAAACTACCGGCACGTCTTCGCTCTATTGCGCCGATGACTGCGCACGCCGAATTGCATGGCGGTGAAATAGCGCAACGCGTCACGGCGCCAATCATGCAGGCGTCAGCTGAGTTTCACGCTCCGACGGTCACGTCGGGCGAGGACAGATTCGTTGAGCCGCCGACGATGTCCGCGACCGCCGATATGCCTACGCCGACGCCGCAGATTGGCGTAACGGTGCATGCGCCGACGATGCGCGCACTGGTGGCAAAATCGTTGCCGTTCAAGCTTCCTCACCGGCTCGGCAAAGGCGGGTTCTTCACGCCCACCGTCACGGCCACGAATCAGGTGTCACCACAACCGTTCTCGGCTGCTGCGCAAGTCTACGCACCTGACGTGTCCAGCGGGTCGGCGGTCGAGGCGTCGGCCATGCAGGCCAGCGCCGAGCTGCTGGTTCCTGAAATCCGTTTGTCGCCAGCGACTGTCGGGCCGCCGACAATGGGCGCCACAGCGGCACTGAACAATCCGTCCGTCGCTTCAGGCGTGACCGTCGAGCCGGTCGACATGACGGCGTCGGCGAGCATGTACGACTTGACCGTGGCGAGTGGAAACGTCGTCGCGGGGCCGATTTTCGAGGCTTCAGCGGCGATGCACGAGCCGATTGTGGCGATCAATGCACACGTCGACGCGTCGACCATCGAAGCGTCGGCGCAGATGTACGCTCCGGACGTCGAAGCGCGCGAGGACGCCGAATCAGTTGAGGTGCAGACGTTTACGGCGTCGGCGCAGATGTACGAACCGACGATCACCGTCGGGCACACGGTGCATGTTCCGACCATGGCAGCCGACGCAAACGTCGAGGGGCCATCGGCGGCCAGCGGCGCGACTGCGTCCCCGCCGATCATGGAAGCCCGTGCGGTCAAACGTTTTCCGCTCAAGTTGCCGTTTCTGCTCAGCCCGGTGCCGGGGCTGCACAGGCCGTTTGTCTACGTATGGACCGAAACTGTTCCTGTGCCAGCGCCGTTCGACGCCGATGCGGAGATGTACGTGCCGGTGCTGTCATCGGGCACGACGGTGCTGGTTCCGGTCATGCAGGCCAGCGCGGGTATGCTGGCGCCGTCGCCGGGTCTCGGCGCGGAAGTGTCTGTGCCGCAACCGATGTTGGCGAGCGCGCAGATGTACCTGCCGCAGCATGGCCCGCCACCAATGGCGCCGATCACGCAGCAGTACACCACCGCCGGGAACCACACCTACAACATTCCCGCGCACGCACTGAGACTCGATATCGTCTGTCTCGGCGGCGGGGCCGGAGGCTCCGGCGGCGCCGGAGGGTTCGGCGCCGGGTCAGGCGGAAACGGCGGCTCCTGGAATGCTGCGACGCTGCGCCGTGGGGTGGACATTCCCTGGTCGGCTTCGAGCATTTCGATCACCGTCGGTTCCGGTGGCGCTGGCGGTTCGGGTGGCGTGCTCGGCTCTGACGGCCAGCCCGGCGGGGCGTCGAGTGCTGCCACGTCTGGTTGGGGCATCTCCGCCGCTGGCGGCACCACAGGCGGTTTCGGCGCCGGGCAGGCCGGTAAGGCGCCCAACCCGCAGAACTACACCTACAACGGCGTCACATATAACGGTGGCGCGCAGCAAGGTTCTGGCGGCGGCGCGGGTAACGCACCCGGTGGTGGCGGCGCCGGCGGTAACGGTGGGTTGTTCTCGGGATCGAACGGCGGCGCGGGCGCTGTTGGCCGCGTGTGGGTGCGCGCATACCAGTGAGGGATGGTCATGGAAACCACGGGAACGCTGCTGGTTCCGTGCCCGATCTGCGGGCATCAGGTGCCAGTCGCTATCAGTTTCGATGATGTCCGGGAATCGTGGGTGCCGTCGGATGATCTCGTCGGGACTGTGAGTTTGCACGTTATCGACGCCCACAACCAACCAGTGTCAGGTCACTGAGAAAGGAAGAGGCATGGCGGTTACGGCCAAGTACTACTCCGCGTTTTTTGATCACCTTATGCGCGGGAAAATAGACCTGATCAACGACACGATCAAAGTGATGCTCTGCAACTCGAGCTATGTGCCTGACCAGGACAACGACGCGTACAAGGATGATGTGACCAACGAGGTGTCGGGGACGGGCTATACCGCTGGCGGGGCGGTTATCTCGGGGATTTCGATCTCATACAACCCGGCCACGAATGTTGTGAGTTTCGACGGCAGCGATGTGTCGTGGACGAGTGCCACGTTGACGGGGGGGAACGCGCCTCGCATCGCGGTGATTTACGACGACACCCCGGTTAGTGCCTCGGATAAGCCGCTGATCGGCTATGTGGATTTCGGTGACGACTCGTATGCCCCGAATGGCGGCACGCTGACGATCGCTTGGAACGCTTCGGGCATTGGCTCTGTGACGGTGTCGTAATTATGCCTGTTAAGAACGATTGGCAGAACGGCGATTACGTTGACGCCGACGCGATGAACGATGTCGCCGATCTACTCAATGAGGTTGAAGAGGATGTTGCTGCCAAGGCCGATGCGGTGCATACGCATGCGGCTGGCGATATCACCTCTGGCCAGCTGGATATCAGCGTGATCCCAACCGGCACAACTGCGATGACGGTGTGCATCGGCAATGATTCGCGACTGTCGGACACCAGGACGCCGACGGATAA